CTCGATGATCTCCAGCGCGAACGGCACGCGGCTGGCACCGAACGGCTGGCGCACCATCCGCACGAATACCTCGCCGGACTCCGCCATCGCACCCACCAGCAGGCGCTCGATATCAGTGAAGCTCAGCCGGCCGGCCGTATGGCAGCTATCCTTGCGCCCCCAGTCAGACCATGCCAGCTCGATCGCATCGTTGACCGCCTGATCCAGCCGGCCACCACCGCGCTGCATCCGCACCTGCGCCTGCATCTTGATGCCGGTGCCGATCACGTTGTTACGCACCGCACGGATCGTCTGGCGCGCATAGTCGTTATCCCGCACCAGCTGGCGCGAGCGGTTGCGCAGCCGTGGCAGGCTGCCCTTGATCTCAGCGTCCGCGCTGGTGCCGCCTGTCACCCAGTCGCTGGTCAGCCGGCTGACCCGTGCGCCCTCATACATCCGGCGCCGTGGTGCTGGCATCGGGGCGGCGCCCTGCTGCAGCCAGCCAAGTATCGAGGATCGGATGCCCATCAGAAGCGCACGAACAGGTTGTGCGGGTTGCCAAGCCCATTTGCGTGCAGCTGGGCTGCCTGCTCACGCTTGACCGCTGCCTTAAGACTAGATTCCAGCGCAAGCAGGTCGGACATCTCCATCTTCTTCAGCCGCCGGCTGCCAATGCTGTACTCAGCCACAGCGCCGCCCGAGATCATCGAGCGGATCGCCGCTTGCACCGCATCGAGATCTTTCTGCGATTGGCTGCGATCATCAACCGCTGCAGGCGTCCCGGTGTAATAAAGGTTCTCATCGACCTGAAACTGGCCGGCGCCCAGCGTGATCTTCTCACCAGCCTTCGTCGCTACTGCCTGCCAGTACCCCGTGTCATCTGCGTGGAACCCGTCAGTGGTCGCGCTGCTGAGCGTGAACTCCCAGCCCTGCCCATAGGCGGCGCCAACCGCCGTTGCACCGTGGTTGTTGCGGTTAAACCGGATGTAGTAAGTCAGCGCCCAGCCGGCACCGCTACTGATCGGATTGCCAAGGTTGTCGCGGCCTGCGTCGTCTCGCCACTTAACCGTGTCGCCTCTTCGGATCGTCGCAGGGATGTTCACGGCCTCACCAGCTGTTGACGAACGCCGACGCCGCGGCTCCTCCCGATCTTAGGCGCGGCTTTGCAGGCTTCACATCCCCATCCTGAAGCCGCTTCTCCAGCTGATCCCAGATTGTTCTCCGGTCGTACCGCTGGTACATCCGATGTACCGCTGCGTATGCATACACCAAACAGTCCAGCGCCTCATTGCGCGCCGATGGTTTCTTCACCCACTCACGGACCGGGAAGCCCTTCACATACCTGAGCGCCTGCTTCTCCGCTGTCAGCTGCTCGAAATACTCACCGCCCGTCTGCGCATGGAAGTGCAAATACCCAGGCCCTGGCTCGTTGTGCTTCAACCTGCCAAACAACGTCGTCTTCACCGTGTCGCCACCCACCGGCCACACCTGCGCGCCGCGCTTCAACGTCTGTCCCTTTGCGTTGATGTCCACCTTGGTCGGCTTGCCAATAGGCGCCTTGCCGCGTTGGCTCTGGCCCTTGATTGCAATCACGCCCACGCTCTGCCGCTCACGCGCGTACTGGTACACCTCCGCCGTGGCGTGGCCGCCGGAGTCCACCGCCGTCACATCCGCCCGTAGCTTGCGCCCGCTCGCGTGCTCCCACTCATGCAGCACCAGCACGTCCAGCTGCTTCCACACCTCCGGTTTGCACGGGTCGCCGTAGATCTCCTGGTGGTCGATCAGCCAGCCCTCTTCCTCGCGCCCCCACGCCCACACACTCACCGCCAAGCGATCACCAGCAGAGCCGCCACCGCCCTGCACGTCCACGCCGATCGTCACCGCCAGCGCGCCCTCCGGCAGCCTGCCCTGCTGATACGCCTCGCAACGCTCCAGCAGCGCGCTCGCGCTCACCTTGCTGGCGAACTCCTCCTCCCACGTCTCCGCCAGCCGGGTGTTCACGAAGCTCTTCAACATCGGCGCATCCGACTTCGCCCGTAGAAAGTCATCCACCATGTCCGCCCAGCTCAGCCAGCCCAGCGGTGAGTACAGCCCACTCAGCTGGAAGCCAGCCGTCTTCCCATCGCTCGGTGCCGTCGCACGCCACTCGCCCCGGCGCAGCATCGCCGGCTTGTGGATCTCAGCAAACCGCTCGCCGCAGTGCTCGCACTCATACACCACCGTCGCCGGGTCGTTGTTCTCCCACTTCAGCTGCGGCCACTTCAGCCATTGCATCGACCCACAGCTCGGGCACGGCACATAAAACCGCCGCTGATCGCTGCGCTCATACTCCGCCTCGATCCTCGAGAAGTCCTTCACGGTCGGCGTGCTGGTAAGCAGGATCTTGCGCCGCGCAAACGTGGTCGCGCGCTTCTCCGCCAGGCTCACCGGATCGCCCTCGCCATCCACATCAGCCGGGAAGGCGTCGATCTCATCCATGAAGATGTACCGGCACGGGGTCGAGCGCAGACCCGTTGCGCTGTTCGCACCCGTCAGCAGCATCATCCCGCCAGGAAACTCCTTGGCGAACATCGTGTTGCCGGAGTCGCGCGCGCGTGCCGGTGCGATCTTCTCCGTCAGCACCGGCGTCTCGCTGATCAGGCTCTCCAGCCGCTGCTTGCTCAGCCTCTTGGCCATCTCCACCGTGGGCTGCACCAGCAGCATCGGCCCCGGCGCGTGCGCGATCACATAGCCCAGCCAGTTACTGCCGCTCTCCGTCTTGCCGGTCTGCGCCGCAAACATCATCACCACCCGCTGCACGTTGCTGGTGGTGCTTAGGCAGTCCATCGGCTCCCGCAGATACGGCGTCCGGTTAGTCCGCCATGGTCCAGGCTCCGCTGATGCCTTGCTGCTCAGCCGCCGGTGCTTGTCCGCCCACGCGCTCACCGTGAGCGGTGGCTCCGGCCGCAGGCCGTCCATGAACGCATCGCGCCAGACGCTCATCGGTCTGCCTCCACCAGCGCCAGCAGCGCATCCCGGTGCTCATCGCTCAGCAGCTGGTGGATCACCGCCGGGTCCGTCTCACCCGCCAGCTGGTGCGACAGCCGATCGGCCAGGTTCGCCAACGCCTCTCTAACGCTGCGTCCAATCTGAAACGCCTGCTTCTTCACCTCATCAGCCGGCACCAGCTCCTTCCGCTGCTGCGCCACCTGCAGCTTCGCCAGCTCCGCCTGGTAATGCTCCCGCCGCGCTCGGCTTTCATTCAGCTCCGGGATCGCATCATCCGGCAGGGCCTCGATCGCCTCCCGCAGTTCCCGCGGGTTGGCCGGTAGCTCCACCTCCACCGGGTCGGCCACGCTCACCTTCGCGTTGTGGGTTGCCTTGGTGTTCCGGTTCCACAGCTCGAGCGCCAGGTCGCGGTCCAGCCATCGCTTGCCGTCCTTCTCCACCACGGCAGCAGCGATGCGGCTCTTGATGGCCGCGGTGACAGTGCCCTTAGCGCAGCCCTTCAGTGCGGCGAACTCGCTAAACGTGACTAGCACTAGCGTTGCGCGCCCTTAAGGTTCGACAAAATCATAGTGAACTATTGAACTATCAAACAGCTGGGGAGCCTATGGCCGTTCTTCTCACGCTGAGTCCCGTTTGAGACTGATTGGGACTGACGCTAGAGACAGATCGAGGTTTGCGATCACCCCCGACGTCTTGGGCAGGAGGGACCCGCGAGATCCGTTGCGGCGCAGTCGATCTCAACGAGCCGATGCGACAGCCCGCTCAAGGCTGGTGCGCAGGTAGGAGCCGAAGCGGCGCTCAGCCACTTTGGTGCCGATGTCAGTGATGGGGAAGATCGGTCTGTAGGTGGCAGATGGCACTGCAACGAACAGCGGCACGAGCCTGCCCTTGGTGCTGCGCTGGTAGACGCCAGGCGGACGGTTGCCACCGCGAGGCGTGCCCACAAACACCGAGCCGCGGCCAGTGGTGCCGATCTGCCCGGAGATGCGCCTGAGAGCGGCCAGGCCCACGTTGCCCTGCGCGTTGCGCTTGATCACCGCAGGGATGAGCTTGGAGCCTCTGGGCAAGCTGCTGGACGCCTCTCCAAGCAGCTTGGCCTCAAAGGGCTTGGTGCCACGGCGGCCGCCCAAGATGTTGGCCCGCAAGTAGGGCTCGCGCTTGGCTTCAGGGAAGACGGTCACCACCAGGCTGCGCTTATTGGCCTTCTCCACCCGCCATGCGTTCTGGATGAACGGGGTCGGGTTGTCGAAGTATTGGCGTGATGCGCCCTTCAGTGCGGTGCGTGCATCAAAGCCCACGCTGTTGAGCGCCTGCGAGATGGCGAAGGGAAGCTGCTTGGTCATCTGGTCGGTCCACCTGATGGCCTTGGGCAGCTCGGATTTGATGTCGAGGGTCAGGGTGGTCATGCACAAAGGGTAAGGGCGGAAGCCCGTGCCCAACCTGACCAACCTCACCCTTTCCCCAAAAGGGGGTAATACACCCCCTCTCTCTCTTTATTTATACTCTTTTACTAAGGTTAGGAGGTTAGGAGGTTAGTAGAGGGACTGCAGCGCAGCGGATCTCAGCTCCCAACCTTTTTTGTCGAGGTTGGGCACGAGTAGACCCAACGCCTCTTACCCCCCGAACAGTCCCGACGCTTGTCGCATCCAAGATCCTTGAGAATTGATGCGACCTGCATCTGATCACCCCTCGTTTGACGCTCCAGTGGTTTCTCGATTGCGTTGCTCAGCACCTCCTCCGTGGTGATTGGATCGATGCTGATGCGACGCTCCAGGTACTCCTGCACGGCGGCGTGCCATGGGTTGGAAACCAGGTAGGCCTCGTTCTCGGTTTCAACCGCAGCCTCTAGCTCACGCGGCAGATGGTTGGCATCGCCATTGCGGTAGGCGGCAACGGCAGCTGACCAAATGGCATCACGCTCCAGCAACAGGCCATCGACGGCGATGTGGGGCGCTGCAAGCACGGGGATGACCCAGAAGCGACGGTTGCCGGTGTCGTCCACCAGAAAGCCGCTGTCGCGGTTGGTGGAGCCGACGATGATGCAGCGGCGGGGGAAGTCCTCGGTGGCCTTGCCGTAGGGCACTCGGAAGGTGTCGGTCTGCTGCGAGAGGAACGCCTTTACCTGGCCTGCGTGGCGGCGGCCTGTGAGGTGATCCAGCTCGGCGTATTCCATGATCCAGGAGCGATGGAGGACCATCAGGTCGTCCTTGCTGGACACGTCTCGGAGGGCATCGGAGAAGAACGCGCCGCCGAGGTTGCGCCAGAAGGTGGATTTGCCGCAGCCTTGCGGTCCCATGAGCACGCAGGCGGAATCGTGCTTGCTGCCGGGCTCGTAGACGCGGCGGACGGCGGCGATCAGGGTCGCGCGCAGCATGGCGTCGTAAAGGGTGCCTGGGGCATCTGCTGGTCGCAGGTATGCGGTGGCGAGGTGATCGATTGAGACAGGCGGGACTTCTTCCAAGACTCGATCGAGGTATTCGCGGACTGGATCGAACCGATTGGCCTGCGCGACGTAGACGATCGCATCAGCGGCCAGCTCCTTCGAGACCTTGATTCCCATCTGCGCGAACTGGAGGTAGTAGTGCTCAAGGCCTTCGATCGGCTTGGTATCTAGCTCGATGTTCTGCGTGAAGATGTTGAAGCGCAGGCGATCACCGAGCTGCTGGCGGATCAGGGTGAGCAGCTCATCGGCCTCGAGCTTGACGGCCTTGCCGGAGCCTGTGGCCTCCATTGCGGCGGCTTTCGGGTTGGCGTCACCAAGGGCAGCCTTGAGGGCGTTAACGGCCACTTGTCGGGGCGAGATTCCACCCGCGAGGTGGTAGAGGGTGCCGAGGCCAACGCCACCGGTGTCGGATTTGAAGGTTGACCACTTGTGCTCGCACTCGCCGGCCTTGAACTTGCCGGAGCCAGCGGACCACTGGATCCAATCGGCCAGGAGGCTGTCATCACCAACGCTGTGAAGCGCCATACCGACCTTGACCCATTCGTCGTAGTCGTCAGATAGGGAGGTTGGGATGTTGTCGAGGTAGGCGCGTGCGCGATCGGCATCCTCTGTGGGATTGGGGGTATGGATCAGCGGGGGGATTTCGGGTCCGCGCATCATCTGCTGCAGGAGCACGGATGGTGCATCTGCGAGGGGCAGGTCGCCTGGTGCGCGACCTTTCAGCCAGCGGTAGGCGCCGGTAATGGGGTGCTTGCCGATGACGACGGATTGGCAGCCGGTCCAGCGCAGCTCCAGCTGTTCGCCCTTGATGGAGGACTTGAGCTTGGTGGTCTTGATCTGCTCCCAGAAGCCGCGCGGCACGCGGTAGATGATCTGAAGTCGGCCATCACGGCCGGAGGTTACTGCCCAGGACTTAGGGAGATCACGGAGGGAGCTACCAAGGGATTCGAGCACCTCTGAGGCGCCAAGGCCATCGTGATCAACGAAAAGGAGGCCACCAGAGGGTGGGCCTGCGAGCACACCGATAGCGACTGCACGACCAGCTTCTAGCTCACGTTCAATCTGGGTTTTGGTGAGCGGGTTCTTCTGCCACTCGGGTTGATATGGGCGCTTGTCGTTGCCGACTGCAACAAGAGCCCAGTCATCGGGAAGATGGGCGAGCTGATCTGAGAGCGCAGGCATCGGAGCCTCGATGGATTGCCGGCAAAGCTTGGCGGCTGGTTAGGAGGTTGGGCAGTCTGGTGTGACAATTCGCAACGCATCAGCGACAGAGCGTGCGACCCCAGCAATGCCTCCCGCACCACGGACGACACCGAGCCAGGCGTGCTGAGCGGGCGTGAGGCGGCCTGTGGTGGTCTTCACCTCAATGGAGGTGAACACGGCGATGCGACGGCCAACCATCTCAGGCGTCACCACCACCGAGCGCCAACCGATGAGATCAGCGGAACCGCGTGCGAGGCCGAACTGCACGGGCCTGCCGGTGCGGGGGTCGGGGAGCGAGCCGACCTGGTTCCGAAAGAGTCGGGCATCGGGGTGCGTACCGAGCGCGAGACGGATGCGCTGCTGCAGGTCGGTCTCAGCATTGGCCACGGTGATGATCCAGAACGCGCTGCAGAGGAATCATCGCCACCTGCGGCACAACCGCATTGCCTAAGGCCTTGAGACGGTCCACCCGACCGGATAGCCCATCATCTCCTCGAAGAAGGATGGGTTCAGATAGGTAGCTTCGCCAGTCGGAATTGAGGGATCGCGGAGCATCGCCCCAGCGAGGCCATCCCGATCGATCTGCGATGGCGGCAGGGTGCTGTTCTTGCTGTCGTTGACCGTTGGGGTTGGCAGCATCCGATCCCGCACCGTGGTCGCCAGCTCCCGGCTTTTGGTGTCTGGCCTGGCTCGCGCCTTGTCCCTTCCCCGTTCGCCATCTGCCGCCTTCGGTGTTGGCAGCATCCCGATCTCCACCGCCATCTGCAGCAGCGGCCTGCCACTGCTGTCTGTGCTCTTGCTGTTCTGCCGTGATGTGACTGTCGTTGGCGTAGGCAACAAGCCACCAGCGGTCTCGCTGATGACAAGCTCCCACAGCACTCGCCGGAATACATGCCCACTCCGCATCAAACCCTGTTTCGGCCAGTTCTCCGAGAACGGTTCCCAGCCCGTTAGAAGTGATCGCTGCGACGTTCTCCATGACGACGTAGCTGGGTCGAACTGTGCGAACGACTCGCATGAGCTCGTAAAAGAGACCGCTCCGAGTGCCTTGTTTGATGCCGGCTTGCTTGCCTGCGGTGCTGATGTCTTGGCAGGGGAAACCTCCGCAAACAACGTCAGCTGTTCCCGCTGCGGGGAAGAACGTTGAGATGTCGCCATGGATGGGTGTGTCGGGGAAGTGCTGGGCAAGGATGCGTTGGCAGTAGGGCTCCCATTCCACGAACTGCACGGTCTGGAACCCGCCAAGCCAGCGTGCGGCAAGCGAGAAGCCACCGATCCCGCTGAAGGTGTCGATGATGCGGAGGGTCATCGCTGCGCGTTGCTCCGCGCATTGTGGACCTTCCACGCCCATGCGGGGCTGTAGCCGCGCTGGCGTGCGATGGCCATGAGCTCGGGGAGCGTGCGGGCACGGCGGCGTTCGGCGACACGCTGGCGCACGGCCTTGCGGTGAAGCTCCTTCAGCTCGCCATCGACCTGGCGCAACTGACGCGCAGGCTGGATCGGCACTGGTGTGCCGCAGCAGGGGCAGGCTGGCTGTGGTGCAAATGCAGCAAAACAGATCCCACATGTGCGAACGCACGGGGCTGCGGCTCCAGCTTCGCGGCTGCGTTTCAGACGATCGTCCAGGCTCCAGTCGCGCGGATCGTCCGGGAAGCCATGGCGATGGACGTTGCCAACGTGGTCGAGCACGATGGCGGCGTCCTTGCCTGGCGCTGGCCTGAGCACACGGCCGACCTGCTGCAGGTAGAGGCCGAGCGATTGCGTGGGGCGGAGCAGGATGGCGCAGCTGGCGGCTGGTACGTCGAAGCCCTCGGAGACCACATCAACGGTCACGAGCACACGCAGCTGACCAGCAGCGAACCGGGCGACGATCTGATCACGATCGCGTGATTCACCGAGCAGTGTTGCTGCCGTTACGCCAACTGCGTTGAATGCTGCAGCGACATGTTCCGCGTGCTGAACATTGCAGCAGAAGGCGATCGCAGGTTGCCCATTGGCCAACCGCTGATAGTGACTGATGGCATCGCCTGTAACCGTGGGTCGATCCATGGCTGCCGCGGCCTGGTCGTTGGCGTAGTCACCGGCTCGGGTGCGGATGCCAGATAGATCAGCCACAACTGGTGGCGCGTAGATGCGAGCCGAACAGAGATAGTTGGTGAAGATCAGATCCGCCATGGATGGACCGAGGACCAGGTGGTCGAACGCACTGCGTAGGCCGCGGCCATCGAGGCGGCAGGGAGTTGCGGTGACGCCGAGGCGATAGGCGGCAGGCCAGTGATGCAGGGTGCGCTCCCATTGGCCGGCGGTGGCGTGATGGGCTTCATCGATGATGATCAGGTCCGGCTGCCAGTCGATGCGCGACAGGCGGCGCGCGATCGTCTGGACTGAGGCCACCTGCACGGGCGCTAGGGATGGATCGATGCCTGCGGCGATGAGGCCATGGTCGAGCCCTGCGGCAGTGAGCTTGGAGCTGGCCTGGCGGAGCAGCTCACGGCGGTGGACCAAGATCAGCACCCGCCGGCCGCGACTGGCTGAGGCATGGGCAATGGCGGTGAAGATGATGGTCTTCCCGCCGCCGGTCGGTAGGCATAGCAGCGGAGCGCGCGCGCCGGATCGGTAGGACTGGCGGAGATCATCGATCGCCTGCTGCTGGTATGGCCGGAGCCTCAGCACCACGACTGCTGATCACCCCACATGAGCATCTGCGCCTCGACTGGCTTGAGCACCGACGCCGGCACCTTGGTTGGTTGCCAGCGTTGCGGATCCCATCCGGTGCGTGTCCAACGCGCGATCTGATCAATCGACTTGCCCATCTTGCGGTACTTGATGAACCGCACCAGTGCTGGATCGGTGGTGCCGTCTGGCTGTTGGATCACATGCCACGGCATCGTGCGGTAGAGGTCTTTGGTCATGCCACAGCCTCAGTCGCTTTCTGAACATGCGACAGTGCGCGCTTGATCTTTGTTGCTGCTGATGGCTTTTTTGTGATGGCAAGCTGTTCCAGTTTTGTAAGGGCATATTGTGCCTGTTTAAGACGATCAGCAGCATCACGCCAAGCACTTTCGTAGAGATCGACGTGCTCAACGACCACTTCACCAGGCATATAACTGCCCACGCTGCTGACATGAACAAAGCTGGGATGTGCTTGATCGTCGCGAATGATCTCAACTGATCGGATCATTGTTCGCGCTTGATGTTCGCGATGCAATTCGGCAGCGACTTCATCATTCCACTCGAAGGCTGGATGGAGTGGTGCGTCATTTGGCCTGGCTTCATCAACCACCAAGGGTGCGGTGAGTTCGCCGTTGTCTTGATAGATGCGGTGTAATTCTTCACCGACTGTTTGAGCATCAACGCCAGCAACACGCCAGCCGTTACGGAATTGGTACTGATTCATGATTTGGAATAGTGAAAAGAAAGTGGCTCAGCCGTTACCGGCCACGCCGAATCGTTGCTAGCGCTGCCAGCGCAGCCAAGGCACGCCGGCCTGGCCTGGCCTCGCCCCGCCGCGCCAGGCCGCGCCAATCCACGCCATACCACGCCTGCCGCGTCCAGCCGGGCCTCGCCCCGCCGCGCCAGGCCGAGCCGCGCCTGCCAAGCCTGCGGTGCCGCGCCAGGCCGAGCCGCGCCAGGCCTCGCCATGCCTGCCAAGCCTCGCCGGACCAGGCCTTGCCAGGCCGCGCCTTGCCAGCAATACCGTGCCATGCCATGAGTTGCATTGCTGGTGGTGAGGATCAGAGGATCTCGAACAGACCGAAGCCGAGACCGGCACTCATCTTGGAATCAGGCCGACCTTCGCCAATGCCAACCTGAAGGCCAACGCGAGCGATCAGGTTGACCACATCCTCGGCGGTCAACATCCCAGCGTCGTACCGAATGCGCAGTGTGGCGCTCCATTCGCGATAGAGCGGCCTGCAACGCAGGTCAACGACGCCAGTGGCATTGCGCGTTGGTGCCACCCACGGCTCAGCTTCACCGCTGGTGAGCTTGACAAGTGGAGCGCCATCGACGCGATCAAAGCCATCCTGCTCGACCATGAACGCCAGCTTGGCGTGCGTCATCTTGAAGCCACATGCCCGGCAGGCGCTGATGGCAGCGTTCCTGAAAGCGGCGGCATGGATGCCTTCCCATCCATCGCTGGCAATGTGCTTGGCACCTTCGTAGAGGGCATCAAAGTCTTTAGGGTCGCGGATTTTCTTGGACTTGGCAGTGCTGCCAGCCTCTTGCGTTTGGCGCATGATCTCCATGGCCTTGGCGCTGAAGCGGTTGATCACCAGAGGCGCAGTGCCACGGATGTTCAGGCTGATGCGACGAAAGTCCGGTGCCGTGATCGCCACGGCGGTTGTTGCGGTTGCCATTGTTGGTTTGTGTGTTGTGTGGTGCCGGCTGTGCCGACGCTTCAGACCATAACCCACATGCGGTAACATTGGCAAGCAACTGACCACAGCCTATGGACAACGCCGACTACCACGCACACCCTGCGATCTCAAAGTCGCATTTGGATCTCATCGCGCGCAGCCCGCTCCACTACTGGGCGCGGTTCATCGACCCGAAGCGCGTCATCCCCGAGCCGACGCCAGCGATGCGCATCGGCAGCGCAGTCCACACCCATGTGCTCGAACTGCACAAATGGGATGCCGAATACACCGTGGCACCCGATGGCCTTGATCGCCGCACCAAGGCCGGCAAGGAAGCATGGGCAGCGTTCGAGGCTGAGGCCAACGGCCGCACCGTGCTGAGCCGAGAGGATGCTGATTTGGTCATGCACATGGGCAGAGCAGTGCTCAGTCATCCGGCTGCTGCATTGCTGCTTGGCATGGCAGGTGAGGCCGAGACCACACACATGTGGACCGAGCCGACCACCGGCTTGCAGTGCAAGTGCCGGCCGGACTGGATCACCGAGGATGGCGGCATCGTGGTGGATCTCAAGACCACCGAGGATGCCAGTCCGCGGGAGTTCCGCCGCAGCATCGCTAAATGGAGATACCACTGTCAGGCCGGGTGGTACACCGCGGGGTTGGAAGCTGCCACTGGCAAGCGGCCAAGCGGATTCATCTTCATCGCAGTAGAGAAGAAGCCACCGTTCGCGGTTGGTGTCTATGCCGCTGATGAGCAGATGATCGAGCGCGGCTATGAGACCGCCATGGGCGACCTGCAGACACTGGCCGAGTGCAAGGCATCAGGCCGCTGGCCTGCCTACAGCGATCGGATCGAACCGATCAGCCTGCCGGCATGGATGACTGGCGAGGCCACCACACAGACCACCGAGATCGAGATGTATTGATGGAATCCACAGCACTCACCACCACCAGCTCCGGCTCGGTGTTCAGCGGCATCCAAGCGTTCGAGGACGCCCAGCGGATAGCGAAGGCCTTGGCCAGCAGCACTTTGATTCCGCCGCAGTTTCAAGGGCAGCAGGGGTTCGCTAACTGCCTTGTCGCGCTGGAGATCGCCAATCGAATGGGCATCAGTCCGTTCTTGGCGATGCAGCACCTGCATGTGATCCATGGCCGCCCATCTTGGAGCAGCAGCTTCATCATCGCGATGGTCAACGGCTGCGGTCGGTTCAGTCCGCTGCGGTTCGAGCTGAGCGGCAGTGGCGACAGCTTGGCCTGCTATGCGATCGCCAAGGATCTTGCCAGTGAGCAGGAGCTGAAGGGACCGACCATCACGATGGCGATGGCGAAGAAGGAAGGCTGGGCGACTAAGGCGGGCAGCAAGTGGCAATCGATGCCGGAGCTGATGATCCGCTATCGCGCCGCAGCGTTCTGGGGTCGCCTGTATGCCAGTGATCTGCTGCTGGGGATGCAGAGCCAGGAGGAGGTGGTCGACATTGAGCCGGTGACCGTAAGCGATCAGGTTGCTGATCTGAACGCTGCCATCCCCGAGCCGGCACCTGCGCCTGCACCCGAACCTGAGAGCGATGAACTCTTCTGAGTACCTGACCGCCACCCAGCTTGCGCAGCGATGGGGGTTGCACCCTGACACGCTGATGCGCTGGCGCAAGGCAGGCAAGGGTCCGGCGTACTTCCGCACGCCAGGCTTCGTGCTCTACCCATTGGCCGGGGTGGAGCAATACGAACAGGCCAACACCATTAACCCAGAAAAACAATGAGCTTCAAACTGAACCTGAGCATCTTCAAGAGCACCAAGCCCGAGAGCAAGGTTGACTTTTCGGGAATGATGAACGTGAAGGTGGAGGAGCTGGACGCGTTCTGCGCGTTCGTGATGAGCCAGACGCCGGATCAGTACGGCAGCGTCCAGGTGCCGATTAGCGGCTGGAAGAAGACCAGCAGCAAGGGGTTGGCGTATGTGAGCGCTGTGGCGCAGCCGCCCCGTGACTGGGTGCCGCCTGTGACTGCGCAGGCTGCTGCCCAGAGCCTGGCTCAGGCGACTGATGGCGTGGTGACTGAGATCGTGGAGGCCGATCTCTTCTAGGGCTGCATCAGCTTGAGCTCCAAGCGCGCGATCTCATGGACTGCGGCCTGGAGCATCTCCTGCTGGTGGTAGCACTGCTTGAGGAGCTTGGCTGCGATGGTGCCGGCGTCTGGGTGCTGCTCCAGCGCGCGGCACTGCTTCTCGATCTCGAACTGTTTTTCTGGTGGTATTTGCGCCACCATCCATTCACCGAACTTCATTCTGTCTGGGGCGTATTGCCCCCATGGTGCCCATGAACTGCCCAAAGTGCTCGAGCGCCGCGCTGCGTGTGCCGATCACGAACAATCGGCTGGCTGATCAGGTGGTGCGCCGTCGAGTGTGCGCTGACTGCGGCCA